AAGGTCAGTATTTTAATGACTATGGACCAAGCTTTGCATCCTATATTGTGGGAATTGTAACAATTACTGTTGTCTATCTCATCTTCCAAAAACATATCATTTCAGGAATGAGCAACGGAGCAGTGAAATAATAAGATACAAAGCCCGTTAAAAGCTCACAGTGAAAATAGGGAATCTGAATAAGAAGCCTTGGCTTCTTGGAGGATTCATCTTTTTCACACAGAGCTTAGGGTGTGTTCAATTTCGTATACAAAGGGACGATTCAGCTTGCTGATTTCAATCGTACCCTATGAAGCAATTCTTAAAATACATAAACTCAAAAAAGCCAGGTCATATGAGACTTGGCTTCAATTAAATAGAGGTGAGTAATTATGCCAATTCAAAATAAAACTATGTTGATTACCTATTCAGATAGTCTTGGAAATAATCTTAAAGACTTATATGAGAAATATATGTTACCGAATATAGAAAAAGAGTTTATTAACCCAGTTGATTTAGAGTTATTAAATTCAATCACTTATAAGTCTTTTGCTAAGTTATCGGTACAGTATATGCAGTTTTATAAGTGTCTTAAATATGACCTCGATACTTATGATACAGAACGGCATCCAGATCATAATGGCTACATGGTCTTTTTACACACTTATTACTTTTTAACGCATGACACAAAAAAATAAATTATCTTATGAAGATTGGACTAAATCTTTAGAAGGACTTTCAGATGAAGAAATATCATATAAGATAAAAGATGTAATAATGTCTAAAGATGATATTCCATTTGAAATGAAACGTTTATATTCTGATATATTTGATTATTCAGTAGAAAAAATTAAGAATAAAAAAACTTTTGATATAGATCTACTTAAAATATATCTAAAGGATATAAAAGGATATACGAATATTCAAGATGTTAATATATACCAAGTTTTATTAATGCTATCAGCAAGTGGAATAAACTGGTTTGTAAGTGAAAACTAAATAAGAAGAATGAAAGAAATAAAAATTGCAATACTTGATTTTTGGCCAAATGATGGACATTTCCAATTATGTAATAATGTATTCATTAATACAATATCTGATGTTTATTATGTGAAGATTGATAAGGAAAATCCAGATATTATTTTTTACAGTTTATTTGGTATAGAACATCGAAAGGAACAATATAAACATGTGCCTAAGGTATTATTTAATGGAGAGTCATATGGTTCTGATTTTGGAAATCCTGATTATGTAATTGATATGGAGCGTTCTGCATATGAATTATCTATTGAACAATTTTGTACATCTGCAGAAAAAGAAAAACACTGCTACATGCCATTATGGTTATATGACAGGGATTTTCCTATCCTTTATGATAAGTCACGTTCTATATTAATGGAAGAAAAGCACCTTAATAATGATAATATATTAAATACAAAAACCGGATTTTGCTCATTTGTTGCAAGTACAGAAGTTTTATTCAGAGATAATTTTTGCGGGTTTGTTTCTAAAAATTATAAAACCGTAGATTGTCCAGGTAAAGTATTGCATAATACTTCTATAGAATTACCTAAAGGATTTATTGCTAAACATAATTTTTTAAAGGACCGTAAATTTAATTTATGTTTTGAAAATAGAATGAAAGCTGGTTATTGTACAGAAAAAATAGTTGATGCTTTTGCTGCACATACAATACCAATTTATTTAGGTGATCCTTATATAGAAAACGTTTTTAATAAAGATTCATTTATTAATGCAGGTAAATGTAATAAATTTTCAGAAGTATTAGAACAAATACAAGAAATTGATAATAACGATGAATTATATATGAAAATGATAAATACATCTGCATTAGTTGATCCAACATATCCAGAAAAAAATTTAGAGAAAATGAAAGACTTTATTTTGAATATTGTTTATAATTTATAAAGTAAGAAAAAAGTAATTTAATTTAAGTTTAACTTTTAAATAATAATTTTATATGTAGTTACAATTTAAGAATAATAAAAACGCAAGTGAATTTAGTAATTGGTTAAAAGGTTTTAAGGATATACAAAATTCCCTTCTATTAGAAATTGATTTAGTTGAAAATGCTTTTATTGCAAAGTGCTTTCCTTCATCTAAGTCTATTGTAAGATATTCTAAGTTAACATTTGAAGACGCTGGATTTGAATTATTATATATTAATGATAATGAAAAGAATGCTGTTGAAAATTGGAATGAAACTTATGGTAATAAGTTTGATGGCGGAAATCGTGTAAAGATTGGTTTATATGAAATGTTGCCAACTTTCATTAACTATATTAATTTGTTTAATGATGTTAATTTTGATATGACAATTGATTTTGACTTATGTAAGCAAGTTCAATATATTCAAGATGGTAAACCATATCCAGAATATCAAGTGACTGATATAGTATTTAAGTCACAACTTTTAACAATTCATGTAGCAGGTTCAAAGATTTCTGAATTTTTCTATAGATGTACTGATGAGTTGTTCTTTAATAATGTATATTCAGTGAAAGACCCAGTTGTATTTGATATAGCTCAGGAATCAATCAATAATTTAATTAAGGTTTCTTCTGTTACTAAGGTAGCAGGTAAGAATTCAATTAAGTTATATACAAAGACTCATGAAGATAAAGTATGTTTATATGCTTATGATTATGATAATAATGCATATGACTATTTGTTAGGTACTTTACAAGGTGATGTTAAGTGTGATAATACTTATGTAGTTATTTCACGTGATAACTTTATTAATGCTGTAAAGGGAATTGATAGTAATTTACAAATTACATTAGATCAATCAAGTAATGCTAAATTACTAATTGGTTGTGGTGATGCAAAAGTTGTAGTAGCATCAATTATTGGAGCATAATTTTTTTTAATTTTATAATAATAATTTTTAATAATTTTTTAATACGAATAATTTAAATGACGTATCAAGAGAAATTTAATATTCCTTCTGAAGGAATTGAAGGATTTGATTGGGAGATGTTTGAGGCAAATAATGTAGATAATCTCCGTGTAAATAAGCGTGTAAAGGTAGAAAATGATGTTACAGATAAAGTATTTTCATTTACACCTGATGCACAAGCTACTTATAATAAGTATAAGGGTATTGTAGTACCAGAAACAAAGGAATTGAAGAGAGATTCAATTGTACCTATTTCAGATTTGAAGGTAGTGAATAAAGATACTATATTGGCCACCGTTAATCATGGAGCTAATGATATTATTATTGACCTTAACAAGGAAACTAAGTTCTTTAGTCTTCTTACTGTAGGTAAGGATGTGATGACAAAAGATACCTTTATTGAGAGTATTAAAGTTCCAGAAATTAAGAAACAAATTCTTTCGATGGATTTGTCTGCAAAGGTTGGAGCGGATGTAGAGAAGGGCTCTATATGGGACGGTTATGTTGCATCACTATCAAAGGAGATGATTGGACAAATTACTAAGCCTACTACTGCATATAATGCTTTGATTACAGGTACAAATCGTGGTGGTTTTGTAGTAGAGATTTCTGGAGTACTTACTGCATTTATGCCAGGCTCAGCTGCAGCTGCAAATAAGATTACTGATTATGATGGTATGGTTGGTAAGAGTATGGAAGTTATGGTAGAGTCATATGATCCTAATAATGGTTTTGTGGTTTCTCGTAAGAAGTATTTGAAGACTATGTTGCCAACAAAGTTACATGAACTTGTGGAGAAGCTCAAGGAAAATCCAGATCTTACATTTATCGGTACAGTAACAGGTAGTACAGATTATGGTATCTTTGTTGAGATTGATGAGTATATTACAGGTATGCTTCATAAGACACTTGTTTCTGATGCACTTCGTGATAGAATGCGTCAAGGTACTGTGGAGAATGGTGAAGCTATTACAGTTTATATTCATAGCATAGAAGGTAATCGTATTATTCTTTCAGATGTACCTACTTCAGAACGCGACGCAGTAATTAAGAAGCGTGAAGCAGAAGAAGCAGAGGAAGAAGCTGCTCGTGCAACTGATATTAGTGCATTAGCTGAAAAGATTTAAAACACAATAAAAATGAGTGAAACAATGGATAAAACTGCAATTAGTAGAGCAAATTCTACTGTTGCAGTAAATCCTCTAAAGTATAAGTCTATTAAATGTGATAAATGTGGTAATGAAGTCTTTGTGCATGGATATGTATTTAAGAAGATACCAGGTTTAGAAATAGGAAAAGGATTAGAGGATCAAATAGTACCAATTGATGTATTTTATTGTTCTAAGTGTGGTGAACTTATGCCTGAGTATAAGGATGCAACTAATGGAGCAGATGAAGATACTAAAGAAATAGAAAATAAGAAAAGTAATAATACTAAATTAATTTTGTAAAATGGAAGAGAACAAAGTAATTGAAGCAAAGAATTGTTTTTACCAAGTAACAGTACAGGTAGAAACTGATGATATGGAAACAGGTAAGCCTAAGAAGACTAAAGAAGTTCATCTTGTAGATGGTGTTAATGTTGCAGATGTTGAACATAAGGTAGCAAAGCAGATGGATGGTCTTATGGGAGAGTGGAAGATTTTGCAGATTTCTGTATCTAAGGTGCAGTATGTGTATTAAGAAATAATTGGTATTGACAATTATAATTATCATAGCTTGAGTTGAAACTGTTATTTTGTCAAAAAAATAATAAGTCAACTCATTTTAATTTTTATATTTTATGGGAGGTAATGCAATTAAGAATAGTGTACCAGTTCAAGCTCGTAATGCCAGAAAAATAGCACTAAACATAAGTGAAAGTCTACAAAATTATTTTAATGTTCCTACCGCTATATTAGGTTCAGTTATGAAAAAATATGATGATATGTATTGTGGTGATATTGATATTGCAATACAATTACCATGGACTGATAATAATGTAGAACGAGTAAAGCAATATGGTTTAGAACATTTACCAGTAAATGAAGTTGTAGTTTCATATGGTCTTAAGTTAGTATCATATGGTTATGAGGATAATAATACAAATTTAGTACATCAGGTGGATATAATGTTTACTGAAAATATTAAATATTCTGAATTCATGTATTATTCACCAGATTATACTAAAAATGAATCAAGATTTAAGGGATTATATAGAACTAATCTTTTAATTATATGTGCAGGTAATATTCCATTAGATAAAAATATATATTCTAATACATATTATACTAATGAGGATTTTGAGGGGAAGTACACAGGAGAATTAAAAGAATTCTATAAGTATACTTTAACATATGATAATGGCCTTGAATTAAGAAAGAAAAGTACATTAGGTAAAACCCGAATGTGTAAAAAGGCGTATACTATTAGTAAAGAAAAAATTACTGATAATATTATGCAAATACTCACACTGATATTTGGTGATAATATTGATTATAATATGTCTACATCTTATGAGAATATTATAAAAATGTTATACTCTCCTGATTATAAGTATGGTTCAGAAGTTAGAAATAATATATTAAAAGAATTCCTATTAGACCCACGTCATACTAAGGATAAGGATATATACATTGATCTTATTTCTGAAATAAAGAAATATGCCAAAAATTTTATAGTAAAAAGTAAACTATTTAATTATTTTAATTATAAATTATATAAATAATTAATTTTTAATCATTTAAATTTTTATAAGAATGGGAATGTTTAATACAAGAGAAAGTAAGTTTAAGAATTTCAAGTTCACTTTAGTTTTTGCTAATACTGAGTTTATTCAGAATAATAATGCAACTATTTGTAAGTTGACTGCAGGTTTGGTACCATCATACAATCCAAATGATGTTGCACCATGTATGTATTTGGGTTTAGATGATGAACTCTTTAATGGTATGGTTTTTACAGGGGTTGCGAAGTGTCATGAAAATGATAATTTCAATAGTACCACTGGTATGAGGATTGCTGAATCACGTGCAAAGGAAAAGGCTTATAGAGCAGCTCGTAATGTCTTGAATAAGATGCTTGAGGATTTTGAAGATTTCACAAGTGCAATTAAGTACTCAACAAATTCATTCAAGTCATTGTATGAGAGTGAAACAGAACATTTGAAAAAACTTACTGATAACAAGTAAGTAAAATAAAAATATAATTTAAATAAACATTATTGTTGTCATATTTTTAATGTTTATCATTTTTCCTCCATTAAAATTTATTTTTAAATTTTAGTGGAGGTTTTTTCGACTTTTTTCTAAAAGTACATTATAATTATTAGTTTATGAATAATATATATTTTGAAATTATCGCATTTTTCTATGCAATAAAACATCCCGATTTAATATCTACTGTTAAAACAGATTTTTTCAGTGAACCTACTATTAAGAATGTTTTTAATATTGCAAAGGATTTTGTAACTAAATACAAAGCTGAACCTTCAGCAGCTTAGATAATAGAGATTATTAATCTCCAAGGAAAGTCTACGGTTATACCGGCAGATACTGTTAATTCATTATGGAATAATAAATCTGCATTAGCACAGTATGATGATGAGTGGTTAGATACTAATATACCTAACTGGTGTAAGTGGAGAAGTTTCTATACAGGACTTGAAAAAACTATTGCCTATGTACAATCTTTACCACCTACAATGTCTTTTGAAGATTCTGCTGAGTATATAGCAAAGGCTAAAAATCTTTTTACTATTGGTGCAGCATTTACAACGAATACTTCAAAGGGCCATGATTTTTTTGATATTAGTACACATACATTAGCTGCATTAAATACTCGTACAACAGGATATTCATTCCTTGATAAATCATTAAATGGTGGTTATTCTAATAAAACACTTGTAGTTTTAATGGGTGGACCAAAAACAGGTAAATCTATGTGGTTGTGTAATTTAGCAGCACAATCTGTTAAGAATGGTTATAATACATTATATATTACATTGGAGTTACCATATCAAAAAGTATCTCAACGCATTGGTGCTAATATGTTTAATATTCCAATGGCACAATATAATGAGACAGTAAAGGATAATAATTTATTTGCTAAAAAAGTACAAGAGTTCAGGGCAAATCAATTAGGTAAACTTGGTACTTTTATATTAGAAGAATTCCCAACCTCTACTGCCACCGCAGAAATGATTGAAGCATTTGCTATCAAAAAACAAGAGGAAATTAGTGCATTAACAGGTAAAGATTTTAAGTTTGATAATGTATATATAGATTATTTGAATATCATGAGAGATATGAAAAATCCTAATTCTGAAAATACATATCTAAAAATAAAATCTATATGTGAAGATGTACGTGCAATGGCACAGAGAAATGAATGGAGTGTAATATCAGTAACACAAACTAATCGTGGAGGTACAGAATCTTCAGATCTTAATATGACTGATGTATCAGAATCTGCAGGTCTTACCGCAACAGTAGATGCATTATTTGGTATTATTCGTACCACTATGATGAGAGCTGAAGGTTGTTATTATCTTAAAGCAGTGGCAATGCGAGATTCTCCGTTAATGGGATGTAAGAAACGATATACATTTAATGATACATATCTTAGGCTTTCTGAAGATTTAACTGAAGAAATAATTGCAGATGGTGTCGATATTCCTTCAATATATGTATCTGCAACTGCAAATGGAGTTGCAAAATATCAACAAAATAATAGAGGATATAATAATAACCAAGTACCTCAACAACCTGCACCAATTCAACAAGGAACACCATTAATACAAACACCCCAATTAGGAATTTCAGAATCTCAATTAACTGGCGCAGATTTATTTAAAATGTAATATAAAGAAATAATTAAAATGGAACATAGAATATAGACGAGCAAAGTCTTAAATAATTCGTACTTTGAAGGCACGAAAATGGAGACTGAATATAATTCATAGCGACCAATGGTTGTGCATTCTGCAGTATCAGAATAGTATGATTACGCTGTAACAGATGATATTGTATTATTAAATGAACGTAAAGATACTGCAGAAAAGATCTATGAAATATTTAAAAAATCTAAATTTTCAGACAAATACAAACCTGATACATATAATGTAGTGAAGATACCTAAGGAAGATATTGCAGAAGTATTTAATTATACACGTAAAGAATTAGAAAAAGTTAAAACTTTAACTGCAATAGAAGAGGTTATCGCTATAAATGAATTTTATGAGTTTAATTATGATTATGTATATAAAAATGTGTTAACTCCTCAAATGAAACAAGCAATATTAGAGGATTATTATACAAATCAAGGTATGAAAGCTCGTATGGATGAAAGTGCATCAGAACAATTATTTTAAAATATAAAAAAGAAAATGAGTAAAAATATATTTGTAGTAACTACCGAAACATACAGTGACGGAGATTATACGCTTGATATTGAAGGAACCTTTTCTAATAAATTGGCGGCAAAGAAAGAAATGAAATTGTGTGCTGATGATTATCTTGAAGAATATGGATTTAGTGACGATACTACTTATAAAAGACATGATGATAACAATACTATCATTTTAAAATCAAATATATCAAGCTTTGAAATGCGTATAAGTATATGTAAAACAACATTGGATGAGTCTAATTTTGAATAAAAAATAAAATTATGAAGAATATTTTAACAGCATCAGAAGGGATGTCACATGAATATTGTGCATCTGTTATTAGAGTAGGAGAGTTAGAACCTATTGAAGGATCTGATTTTCTTGTACAAACTAAGATTGCAGGTTTTAATGTAGTTGTTAGAAAAGACGAAGTTAAAACGGGCGATATTATGTTTTATGCTGCCAATGAAACAATGTTAGATCCTGATTTTGTTGGTGCTAATAACCTATTTGATCGTTCATGTTATACAATGAATGCAAATAGTGCAGAAGTAGATGAGTTGCTTGAAAAGAAAGAGTTTGCATTGTCTACTGGTGATAATACAGCAGCCGGATGCATTGATGCTGAAATTAAGGGTAAACTTGGTTTCTTCAATAAGTATGGACGAGTAAAGCTTATCCGTTTGAGAAAGTGCCCATCTTATGGTTTCTTATTCTCAGTAGATGCAATGGCAAAGTACTGCCCAGAAATTAAGGATGTAGATTTGGAATCATTAATCGATAATCCTTCAGGTATCTATGATTTTGATACAGTTAATGGAAAGTTATTCATTAAGGTATATATGTTACCTGAGAAGGAACCACATCATACAGGTACAGGAATGACTAAGAAGGAAAAGAAACTTCTACGATATAATCGTATCATTCCGGGTGAGTTTAAGTTCCATTATGATACGCAGCAGCTTAATAAGAATATGTATGCTATTAAGCCTACTGATGTAGTTACAATTACTAATAAAATTCATGGTTCTTCATTGATTATTGGTAATATCCTAACTAATTATATCTGGTATTCTAAGACTGGTATCAATGTAATCGATAATGCATTGAATTGGGTATATAGTAAAATACCAGAAAAGTTGAAGTCAAAGAAAAAGGTATATGATGTAATTTATTCTTCACGTACAGTGATTAAGAATAAGTACATTAATGATAGAGGTACTGGTTATTATGATGTAGATATTTGGTCACATTGGTATAATATTCTAAAGGATTATATTCCAGAAGGTATTATGCTATATGGTGAAATTTTTGGATATACTGGTAAGAATGGTAAGTTCGTTCAAACTCCTTATGACTACGGTTGTGCAGTTAATGAAAATAAGGTAATGTTCTATCGTGTTGTACAGGATATGCCTGATGGTACAAAGAAGGAATATAATGTATCTGAAGTATATGACTTTACTATGGACCTTATTAATAAGCACCCAGAGCTTAAGGATAAGATTATGCCAATTGAAATCTTCTACCATGGTACATTGAAAGATCTTTATCCTGAGGTAGATGTTAAGGAGCATTGGCACGAGAATGTACTTGAACTTCTAAAGAATGAAAAGAAGTTTGGTATGGAACAGAATGAAGTACATTGCAGAAATAAGTGCCCACGTGAAGGTGTCGTTATTCGTATTGATAATGACCCTGTAGCAGAAGCATATAAGCTCAAATGTACAAAGTTCCTTGAAAAGGAAGGTAAAGATGTTACAGCTGGCGTAGTAGATATTGAAGCTGAGCAGAAGTACTAAGGTACTTATTATATTATTTTTAATTATAAAAGTAGGCATTGAATTTTATTTTTATAAATTCAATGCCTTTTATTTTTACCATTTCTATAATGGGCAACCATCTATAGATTTACCGTTTTCATCTATCTAAAAATGTACTCTAACCTTTGCTTTTATAATACAACCACATAACTAACATACTCCATGTTTATTGTATATACATTTATTACATATCAATAAACGACGGCGTGAATTTATAGAAGTATTTTTAAAAATAATATTAAATAACCATATAAAATATCCTTGTATAATATTTAAAAGTATTTGTATATATTGTATTAATATTCTTAAATCAATGGTCATTGGTTGAATTTTCATTTATTTTTGTATTATAATAAACTCTATTTCTAAACTTTAATAGTCGAGCTCTATATTTATTTAATTCTTCAATAACCTTTACTATATCCTGTTTAACAGAAGTTATATCAGAATTCTCTAATACTTTTTTATCAATTGGTATATTATGTTTTATTTTATACATAATATCAACTACTTTCTATACCAATGGTTCTAATGCATTTCTATACATACCAATATATTTTACATATTTCTATGCTGTATTAAAATCATAATGTTCTTTTCCTTTAATACGATTTTTATTATATAATATAAAATATTTACTAAGTATACCAGAATAATGAGAATATGCTGTATCTAATATATTTAATAACTTATGTACAATTTCCCCGGTAGTGCGATCTTTATAATCTATATCACATTGTTTACAAAACTTTATGTTAGTACTCAATGATATAGGACTTCGTAATAAGGACATATTATTATAATTAATATTAGATATAAATTCAGAGCCTTTATTATAATCTCTACTATTATACTTTACTCTTATTTCATTTCTTCTGCCATAATCATTTATTTTATGTTTACCAGGACCTACATAATGAGGATTACGTGACAATGGATTTATGAGGTATTCTTTTGGATTTAATGAAACTAGTGCATAATCATATGATATATTATTGGTATAACTCAACTAATATGCAATATTTTTTTCATATGCACCCTTACCATTAAATATCATATTTTTAATATCAATATCTTTATTAAATAATGTTTCTAAATTAGTAAGATATAAAATATTATAGTTATCTAATGTAGATAAAACATCAATCTTAATATTTTTAATACTACTTATTAATATATCATATATTTTTTTATACTAATCTGTTAAATAATTAATATCTGTAAGTAAAACCCCTGTGGTATTAAATATACTGGTTAAATTATTATTATTATAAAAAAATACTACATCAAAATCTATATTTTCATAATTCTATATTAATTCTAACATATCATTATGTTCATATTTAGTTAGATTAGTAGGCATACTATTAATAGTAGGGGTATCACCATTAAATTCCCACAGATCACCAAAATTTGAATATTGATAGCGCCTAAATAAAAAATCTACTGCAGTTGATTCATAGTTAGAATGATTTACAACCTATTGCAATAAAGAATATAACTACTTTACATATATATTAATATCTCTATATATTTTAGCTTTATCACTTGTAGTTAAATCAGGGTTCTATTTTTTATTATATTGACGAGGGTTGAATAACTAAAGCACTTTTGTGAAATATGTAGTAGTATTGGTATTTATAAATTTATCTTGTGTTTCATCATTAAATAATTTCAAATAAGTATGATATAATTTAACAATAGTATAATGTATAATATAATATAACATGTTACTATGTTTTTCACCAAAAACCGTAAGATTACTTAATGTAGGTGGTGTGAAAAATGGTTCAGGTATATAATACTTGAAAAATTCATTATTTTGTATTATATTCTTGATTTCCTATGATTGAAATGATTCATTTAACTATTTCATATGTTTTATTTATTAAAAACTACTAATTATTAGAAAATAATTAAATAAAAATTTTTATGTTTCATAAATTATTATTACCTTTGTAAACATAATAATAAAGTAAATTAAATTAAAATTTAAAAGTTATGACTATTCCAAAAATTAATCCGGAAAAGATTCAACCTGCAAAGGGTATTAATTTCGTTGATAAATTACGTAAGCTGTATAAAAAGCCACGACCTGCTGAAGATGTAAAAACTAATGCATGGTATCCAGAGGGAATTTCAGAGGATTCCTCTTATGAGGATATTCTCAGAAATATCATCAGTAATAAGAATTGTTGTGATGACATTTCAGTTAGTAAGTATAGCAAGTTCTACAATGATATGCTGAATGTAGATGATGAAAACACAGAGTTTTCTCTCTATGTGTATAATGGAATAGAATATGCTACACTCTTTATTGGTGGTGATGCGGAAGTACCTGTTATTATGATTGTATACTTCGATGTTAATGGGGATTTGAGGGCATATGTTCCATTTAGTGGAAATTACTTCAATCATGATACCAGATCATCTATTGGTCATGATGCCGTTTTTTGTGATGATGTAGAGGATATTAAGTTTATTATGAATAATTATCCAGATCTTGTGGCACAAGCTAAAGGAGAAGTTGACTGGGATGAAGATTGTAATGACGACTTTAATGAGGATGATGACTGGGACGATGAAGACTGGTTATCAGATGATGATAACGAGGATGAAGGTAGTCTCCCTGCATGGACCGATTATCTTTATGATAATGCACAGTGTGATGAGTATGCTTGTCGTGAGGAGTTCGAAAATAAATGTGACGAAGCATAATTAGGAGTTCTCTATAATTTTTTAAGTTTTAACATAATTTAGCACTTTAAATTTTTTAGGGTGCTATTTTTTTATTATCTTTGTAGCATAATAATAAAACAAATAAAAAATAAAAATATGGCAACATCTAAATTTAAAATCCAACAGCTTGTAAGTCCTAAAACATTGAAAGCAGTTCTTATCGTAAAAGGTATTAAGGAAGTACTTAGAACATATAAAAGTACGTTAGATCTTAACAATAAGAAACACACAAGTGCTTTATATACACAAGTACTTAACTACTGTGCAACACGATATAATGCTGGTAAGTTTGAGACTGTATGGGACGTAAAACGTGCAATGAATGAGGTGCTTCATATTGAAGGTGCTACTATGTTGGGAGAGATTCTAAATAAGAATGTGAAGAAATTAAAGAAAGCTAATTTCTCATATACTTATATCCGTTTGAAAAAGGAAAAGAAATTTAAGTATGTTAAGGGTCATAAGTCACATATTGGTGCAGATATGACTCGCACTGTAGCAGTTCGCTCAAAATATGGTAATACCCCTGTTATGTTCTATGAAATACATGGAGCACTTTCTACAATGGCGTGCTCCGAAATAAATGCCATAAAAATGTCATATAAATATGACACAGGCTGTAATTACTATGAAGCAAGACCAATTTTGTTGTCGACTTGGTTAGAGTTGCCAGAATGGAATCAACAGTCTACAGTTAAAGTAGAAATGATTTAACAAAGCATGTTTAAGAAATTTGAAAAAAGTGAAAGAACTACATATAAATATTGGATGGCCAATTGGGCTGCATTTTAGATGACTGCATTATTATGTAGATGTTGGAAATTACCTTTCTTTCTTCATAATGTAGATAAAATATTTTTATTATGGAGATGGAAAGGTAATTATGAAAAAACTAATAATTGGCATATTTTACACAATAAACACCATTTACAATATGCTATTAGAAAAGGACCATATGCAATAGATTATGATGCATTTGTGATAGATGCTAATTGTATACATTATACATAGGAATGGATTCCAGAATATTTAACTGCTGTTAGTTTAGCAAAAGAGATAATTACAGATCACCCTGAATTACAAGTATATAAAGATATAATATTAGATAAAGTAACAGAGAGTTGTCAGAAATTAGGATTTAAAGTTTAACAAATTTTAGTAATTATAATTTTTATATTTCAAAAATTATAATTATCTTTGTGCTATAATAAAATAATTACTAATTTTAAAATATAAAAATTATGAGTATTCCAGTTAATTCACAAGTAGTTAAACCTTCACATAAAGGAAAGTTTATTGAAAAGTTAACAAAAGTTTATAATCAAGTTAAGGCAGAATTACCATTCTTTGATGATTATGGTGAGGAACTTACAGAGGATAATATGCTTAGGTATTTGTTTAATGGAGAGAATGATACCTCTAATCATCCACTTACAAAGTTGGCAAACAACGACATTAATATAATTTCAGTAGACCCTGAAAATTTTGATGTGAATCCAGATATTAGCCCAAATAAAACTCCTGATGGTGTAGAGTATGTTATAATGCGAATGGGAGGTGATTGGGAAATTCCAGTATATTATGTAGTATACTTTGATGAAGACGAATATCTCCGTTGTTTCTTATCATATAAAGGAAACAAATTCAACTTCGATGATATGTGTGCATTCGGAGAAGATTGTGCAGCTGATTCATGTGATGCATTAAAGCATTATCCAGAATGTGTACAGCCAGTGCATACATTGGAAGAAACTATTAGTAGTAAGTTGAGTAATTTCCCTGAAACAATTGATGCTCAGTTTATAGAAGATAATACTTCTGTATTATCTGAGGAATTAAGTACTTATTTGGTGGATGGTATTATTTACGGAAAAGTTAAAGCATCTGAGGAGGCAATTGACTTGATACCATATGAAGTATTTGAGGAGAATTATGCGCTTTCTCGTAAATGTGAATCAGATGCAGATAAGTGTGTAGAAGACTTTATCGAACATTATAAACATGTATAGTAAGAGTTTCCCCATAATTTTTAAGTTTTAACATAATTTAGCATTCTAAATTTTTTAGGATGCTATTTTTTTATTATCTTTGTACCATAATAATAAAAATAAAAATTATGGATACATTATTAATTATAACATTGGTTTGTATGTGGGTTCTTGTTGGTTCAGTATTTCCACCAACAGAGAATAAAGTATGGTTTTGCATATGGGTTACTCCCTTAGTATTGGTAGGTTTCTATTTCCTTGGTACTACATTTGCATGGGTATTTGGTATTTACCTTCTGTACCGTATTATCAAATTGATTATGTCTAATATTTAAAGTACTAATTAACTATGAATGAGTTAGGTTATATGAAACATAGTCCAGAAAGAAGAGCATTATTTGATCGCACTTACATAAAGATGGCAGAAACTTTTGCAGAGCTATCATATGCAGAAAGAAAGAAAGTTGGTGCAATTATCGTATCAGAGAATGACCAGATTATTTCTCAGGGATTTAATGGCACAGTGCCCGGTTTTCCTAATGTATGTGAAGGAGAAGATGGTAAAACTACATGGGATGTACTTCATGCAGAAACAAATGCTATTAGTAAATGTGCTCGTTATGGTAATAGTACAAATAATGCAACATTATATGTAACATTATCTCCATGCCCTAACTGTGCAAAGACTATTGTACAGGCAGGTATTAAACGAGTTGTATATACTCGTACATATAAAGATACAACAGGTCTTGAATTCTTGAAACAGTGTGGCATTGAAGTAGTACATTTAAATTCTGAAGAAAAGTAAAGACAAATTTTTAATTATTCTTTATAATTTATATGACGTTAAAAGAGAAGTATACAAAAGCTGAAGCAGAACATATATTTTTCACTTCAGACGATCACTGGTGGCATGCGGGAGTAATCAGTTATAGTGCTCGTCCATTTGCAAATGTAGAAGAAATGAATGCAGCTCTTATTAAGAAATGGAATGATAAGGTAGGTATGCATGATTTGGTATTTGTTCTGGGTGATATGGTATTTGGTGGCACTACTAAGTGGAAAGAAATACTTGAGCAGTTACATGGTAATATCGTATTAGTCATGGGGAACCACGACTTTATTAATTATAAGAATAATTTAGAGCCTTATTTTGAAGCAGTAGTTCAACAACTTTATTTAAATATAGATGGAAGATCTGTATATTTGAACCATTATCCATTTTTATGTTATGGTGGTTCATACCGTAGAATTGATAAAAATGCAGTATATCAATTACATGGACATGTACATAGTGGACCAAATTGTGATATTGGAAGGGATTTGCCACGTTTAGTAAATTGTTTTCCTTATCAATATGATGTAGGTGTAGATAATAATAATTACACTCCTATATCATGGAATGAAGTTGATAAGATTATCCATGAACAATATGATAAATGCGGCGGGATTTCCGATTATAAACCCGAAAGAAAATGAAAGTAACTAAAGAAGACATATATCGGTTAAATGATAATATCAATGAACATAAGAATTCAATAGATATTGAAAAATTAAAAATTGAAATTGAGGAACTTAAGTTACATGCAAATGCAGCATCTTCTAATCAACAGTTTGAAGATGCTGGAAAACTGTATCAGCAAGTAAAGGAAAAAGAAACTTTATATAATAAGATTAACACACTTATTTCTGGTATTAATGATATTATAGATGTTTTACCAGATGAAAGTATACATGATATTATAGATGATTCTTATACAGAATTATATGATATATTACAGGATGTTAAACAATCTATGCGATTTACTGATGAAGCTGATTGCATGGATTGTATCCTAAAGATTACTGCAGGCGCTGGTGGAACAGAAGCTCAAGATTGGGCCAGTATGGTGCTCCGCATGTACATAATGTATTGTCAAACTCATAACTATAATGTTGAGGTAATATATAGCGATACAGGAGGAATTACCGGTATTAAAACAGCTACAATTAGAGTTGAAAATACAGCAACTGCAACTAATGCATATGGTCATTTGAAATCAGAAACAGGAATACATAGATTAGTAAGAGTTAGCCCTTATAATGCACAAGGTAAGAGAATGACAAGCTTTGCAAGTGTATTCGTAACTCCATTAATTGATGATAGTATACATGTAGAAATAGATGAAAATAAACTATCATGGGATTATTTTAGATCTGGAGGTGCTGGAGGTCAGAATGTAAATAAAGTAGAAACTGGTGTACGGGCAAGATATATGTATACAGATCCAGATACAGGAGAAACGGAAGAAATCCTTGTTGAAAATACCGAAGATAGAAAACAAGGCCAGAATAAAGATAATGCTCGACGTATTCTTGAATCTATCTTATATAATAAAGCATTGGAAAAGAAGAGAGAAAAACAAAGAAAGATAGAAGATAGCAAAAAGAAAATAGAATGGGGTAGTCAAATCAGAAGCTACGTTCTTGATGATAGTAGAGTAAAAGATCATAGAACAGGAATTGTTAATAATAATCCAACGGAAGTTCTTAATGGTAAACTTGATAAATTTATTGAGGCATATTATAACTATTAAAATATAAAGCAACTATTTTTATAAATAGTTGCTTTACTTTTATATAAATTTTTATATTTTAGTTTTAACGGTCCCACTCATCGTAGTCCCCATCATCATCACTCCAATTTTCTGAACCTTCCTTAAGTATACCATTATATACAACATCTATCATATCATCAATGAGGTCAACGAATATATCATTTTTCTTATCATCTGATATATTTTCAAGAATATCTTTATCATCAATTATTATTTGAAGTTTTTCAAACTCTACATTTCCTACAGAATCACTGCCATTATAATATGCATCAGATTTACATGTAGCATGGAACCAAATTTCAGTATCTGTAGTTTGTATATCTTCTACTAAATTAAATATCACTACTTCTCCATCACAATTAAGAAAATTGGCATCTTCAAACATAGACTATAAATTATCATTATAATTATCACTTTCTCTAAATCCTTTTATTAATTTAGTAATATCTAATATAGTAGGATCATTAAATTCAGATTTATAATATTGTGTTGTAGTATTATGTTGATTTAATACTTTACATGTTTCTTTATTAAGATTTTCTAAATTAGTTATTTGAATATCTGGAACAGACTTTATTATTTTATTAGTAAGTGTAAAATTTTTACAATCTTCTATTATTAAGGTTTTATTAATTTTAGGGATATAATCATTTAATGCCGTTATATTATCACAATCAGATAATTCTAAGATATTACAAGAAGTTAAGCCTTTTAATGTAGATATATTAGAGTTATGTATACTAATATTACTATTATCATAATTTATTTTATGATTAATACTCTAAAAAAGATTAGGTATAGTACAATCATATATAGTTAAATTCATATTACTATTATATGAATTACCTTTAATATTATTAATAATATTATATGGTAAGATATTAATATTATTTCCTATATTAAGATAAGTTAAACTAATATTGTCTCCATTTATATTATTAAACCCAAATGGCATTTTATGCTTTGCTAAATCAAATTTAATATAATTCTTCTGATACTTACTATTGACATCTAAATTAAATAAATTAATATAACTGTTATTATCTACTTCAGTAAATTCTAAATTTATATTATCTTTGTTTCTAATAAAAACGGCATTATTTACGATCCACTATAATGCATAATTAGTCTACTACTATATTGATTCTTTGCTAATTTTGTTACTCTATGTATCAGATATAGTATTAATATCTGACTATAAAGCATCATTAAAATCAAAACCTTCTGTAATGTATTTCATAATATATTTATAAAAAGATGGAGGACTTAATTATAAAAAATAAGTCCTCCATTAAAAATTTAATTAATTATGTATTCCTTTATGGTTTTTGCCAAGTAATTATCTAACCATTCACAATCAGGTTTTTCTGGTAATGTTGAGATCTTATATGCTTCTTCAATCTCTTTTACTTCTGTATCTAATTGTGCAATTAAATCATCATATTCAAATTTATGGTTTCTAATATTCATAAGAAATTCCTGGTCTTCCGTTCTCTTAACGTTGAATCCTTGTCCTAATAGAATTTCTTTACACATATGAATTAATCTAAAACAGTGCATAATATTTTTAGAATCATAATTTTTATTTAGATTAGATGCATATCTAACTGGATTACGTTTCTGTACCCACTCTTGATATTCCTTATATCTCCTACAATGAGATATAAAACCATCTTCATTATATGATATGTACAACAATGGCACTTCACCTTTTGCTACAGGTGATAAATGTAATTGTGTAGAACTATCATTTTTTAATAGTCCATAATAATTTTGAGCCTTTTGTTCACTTAGCCATTTCTTAAACATATATAAGCCTACACTATTATTTGTTAGATTCAGTTTATATACGGTATTAAGTAATGATAATAATTTATTATCTTCTGTAGAAGGTTGTTCAATAAACATATTATCAATACGAGTAGTTTGTTCATTAAAATATAATACCCAATCATAATATGCACCAAACATATTATGCATATTTGGAATATTTACAAGCCCAAAATATTGTAGAGGTAGGTCATATTCTTTACTCCACTCATCTATTGTATAAGAACCTTGCTTACGGAAAGTATAACAAAATTCCAATATAGTTTTCCTTCTTTCTATAGGATTAACTATTTTTTTATTCAATCCTCTTGCTTTAACCACTTGCTGCTTAGCATATCCATAAAATGGGTTGAATATTTCTTTGGATAATACTTTGTCTCTATTATCTCTTAATTCCTTAAATAATGGATGCATATAATGTATACAGTCATCTGGTACAAATAATGCTTCCAATACAGTAGGATTAGATTTCTTTAGTAATCTAACAAACTCTGATAATTCATACCAAGTAGTATCATGTTTTTCATCTGATACTTGTACTGTTGGATTTAATATGCAATATTCAAAAGGTTCAGCTAAAAAAATTCCACCTGTATCTACATCAGATTCAGGTGTATTTAAATTATATGCAGTAGAGCCCCTTGTATATTCAAATAACAAGCGGTTTTCACTTCTAATTTCTTCAAAATTACTATCTAACTTTTTCATTGAATTACATTCTTTAAAAGTTTCTGTACATTAGAAATTTCAATTGGTTCAATAGTAATACCACTGGTTTCAAGTTTATTAGAATTTACCATATATAACTTATATGGATTTTTCTTATTACTATTATATTTCTTAATAGCTTCCTTCAATTCAGAATAGATATAGCATTTTGTACTATCATTATCAATACCCCACTTAAATATAGGCATAATACTTTTATCCTTTGTAAAATGACTAACCATTTCATTTAAGATATGCCATGTAGTTTTATCTTTACGACGATATACTACAATATATGGAATATTTGATTTAGTACCATATGCAAATTGAAAATCTACTAAATTCTTATCTTGCTTACTCATATAAAATATCTTTTAATTATCTTATCTTATTATCTAACTGTTTATAAGTAAAGTTTCTTATAAAGTCTAACTTTTTCTAAACAACTTTCCTTAGTATCTAATAATAACCCCGTGGCAAAAATATAGTCATATAAGTAATTAAGGACTTCCTTAATTAGTGGTTTTTCATTATCCGATAAGTTTAATTCTTCTATAATGTCATCTCCATTTATTGATAATTTATAATCATTAAATTTTTCAACATACTTATCAAATAATTTAAGATTTCTCTTTAATGAAGGTATATGATTATTAAACCTCTTTTCACATGCAATAATAGTACACATTAAATAAATTCTATAACATTCCTTATCTTGTAATGCATACTTTCTAATGTCATAATCATTTATAGAATTATAATGCAAATAATGAATAACTTGACATACTTTATCCCTTAAACTATTTGGAAATTTTGCATAAGTTAATGACAAAAAAATATCATCCTCGTAATTCTTTTTTAATAATAATGCAATATAACCAACTAACCCAAGTTCTTCTGTATAATTTACATTATAGTCAAAATTATTTAAATTACGAAAAATTATTTTTAATAAAGTAGAAGGAATAAGTTTTAGTACCTCATTATAAAATGGCATCTTTACCATTTTAATAAATTCATCATATATTCTCTCTTGAGATACAATAGATAGTCTATCCATATTTAATGATAATGCTCTATCCACTCTATATGATGTTTTCCAACCATACTTAGCTGCAAATCTATATACTCGTAGAATACGAAGGGGATCATCATTTAATGTGACGACAGGATTTGTAGGTGTATCGATGTTATGATTTTCTATGTCATATAAACCATTTCCTGTTGGATCTATAATAGATTCAATACTTACCTCATCATTAACATTTAGATATAATGCATTAATTGTTAAATCTCTTCTTAATGCATCTTCTACAATTGAAGCATAACTTTGAATAGGTTTACGAGTTTTACCATCATATTTTTCCTTCCTTGTATGTACAGCTTCTAATTGAATATTTGGAAATTCCTTAAGTATAAATGTTACAGTGCCAAACCGTTCAAATATAACTGGTTTACTTGCTAATAACCTATTATCATATAGCCAATTAGCAAATTTAACACCTCCGTTTTCAATATCTAAAACTAAATCAATATCCTTGATAGTATCATCCCCTAAATAAAAATCACGTATACACCCACCCACAGCATATAGATGATTCCTATATTCAGTACCTTTAACAACACATCCAAGGTATTTAATTATACTTATAAATAATTGTCTATCCATGGTTTAATTTATTTTACGCGATAAACAATACGAGCTTTAGATAAGTCATATGGGCTCATTTCCATTTTTACTTTGTCTCCGGTCATAAGACGAATGTTATTCATTCTCATTTTACCTGATATATGCGCCATTACTATATGACCATTATCAAGCTCTACTTCAAATACAGTATTAGGCAATGTTTCTATAATCATTCCTTCTACTTCTATAACTCCTTGCTTTGCCATAAATTTTTATTTTTTAGTTATTTTACTACTGGCCCAATAAATCATGTCAAATATACAAAATACTACTGCACCCCAGCTTAACAGGCTTATAATAATTAATGAAAATAAAATTACATCTTCCGGTGTATTTTCTCTATATTGTTTTACTTTAGAAAGATCACAATACCTTATAAGGGTGTAACTTAAAGCCAATGCAATAAAATACCCATATAGATAAAAAGTCCAAGTCATAACTTATTTTATTTTAATTAAACATTACGAGTATATGTATTAAATACATAATTATACCCACCTGAATTACTTTCACTTTTATTATGGAAATCCTGCTTTACACAAGTCCATTCTAAATTATTAATAGATGGGAAATATACGTCTGCTGTTTTTACTGTTTCAACCAGTGTTATATCCAACTCATCTACAAACTCTATTGCTTGCTTATATGTATAAGCACCACCAATTACATATACTTTCTCATCATTTTCACTAATCTTAAATGCTTCATCTAAAGTACTTACAACTTCAATACCTTCTGCTGTTAGTGGTTGTTCACTGATTACAATATTACGACGATTTGGTAATGGTCTGGAACCTAATGAAACATATGTCATATAACCCATAATAACTGTATTACCAGTGGTAGTTTCCTTAAAATGTTTCATATCAGCTGGAATATGATATAGCAAATCATTGTTCTTACCTAAACCATACATTGTATCAATGCATGCAATAATAATCTTTTTACTCATCTAATTAAAATTGTGTTTGTTTATTTTCCTATTATATAAAAAAATTATAGGTTTGTCATTCAATTTAGTATAGTTTTGTGTATTTTACATATTTTAGCTTTACAATTATATAAACTTTTATAATTACTTTCTTTATATAAAAAATATAATAAAAAAGTTTTAATCTATGAGTAGTATATTTGACAGTGATAATAATGAATTATTGAAGGAACATGTAGAAGAAAGAACTAATGATATATTATTATCATGTATGGATTTTCGTACATACTGCTATACCCATAATGTAATGGATTATTTATATACTACAAGGGGTTTATATTTTGGACAATACGAACTTATGCCTACTTACAATGCATATGGTGATGTTGCAGTAATAAAGGATGAATATATTGGTTCACGTATCATAAGTTATGTACTTGATTATTATGGTCATCAACAAAATACAACACATACGCAATATAGATATACTTATAATTATACAGATGATTTACATTTACTTATTAACAATATATGTTCCAATTTAAAGACTAATACTATAAAAAATGAAATAATAACACCTATAATAGAACTATATAAACAACTAAGAAATGTAAAAAATGATGATATAAAACAATATTTACATTATGGTATTACATATGTATTTCATTTTATAGAAAATGCATCTATATGTATTGCAATACCAAGTATAAGTTCAGGTTTCAGAAAAAAATATTCAACAAAAGACTTTCCAGCATATACCTATATTTTTTATACTGGAAACGAAGCAGGCATTAAGAAAATCAATACGATATTACCATCAGAGAAACTTACAAGTATATTTAATACAACATTTAGTTCTGAAATATATGCGAATAATCATGAGCGAGAATGTAATAGATTTAAATATTGTAACGGTGTTTATTCTATTTGGTTTAATTATAAAGGAAGCTCTTATACATTGTATTATATAAACGATTTTAAAAGACCTATTTTTTATGATTTAAAAAAACCTTATTACTATAAAACTAAAATTGATGGTAAAAAAATAAAAGCGTGTAGTAAATTAGTAGAGTACAGCTATGATGCAGACTGTGAATGGCAACAACTTAAATATGAAATTAAAACAAATAATTCGGAATTTTTTAAAATATTTAAACAACTTTTTGAATATAGATCTATACATGATTATAGTTATTCAAGATATAATAGTGTAGCTGATTTTATACATCAATTCACTAATTTTGATAGTCTTAGTTGTTCATTAGACACATATATAACTAAAGCATTTACAAATTAAATTTATGAATATATTTGATACAGATATTTTATCTCACGAAAATGATAACTCAGGATTAATGGGTTTACAAGGTTTAGACAAAGAAAATCCTCTTGAATATATTTTATCAGATAATGATATACAATTAAATAAGTCGTTTAAAATTAAATATATTTCTGAGTATAATACGGAAAATAGAGGTATTATATATTCAAATAATAAACAACTTTATCGTGCATTATTATGCATAATAGGCAAGTATACAGATAATGCATGGTGGCCACGCTCATATAAAGAGTTAGAAAAAGAAATTAATGAATTTTGGTTTCAATTACCAACTTTTAATAAAGAGGATTATAAAAATTATATAATGCCATTAGAAACATTATTTAGTGATAAAACATGTCCTCTGAGTATATATACATATATAAACAACTTAAAAATTAGAAATAAAAACAAATACATAGCATATTTCTTATATAATGCTGCAATTTGTATTATTTTAAATGTTGAAACTACTTGTACAAATTTTTATATTTTCTATACAGGTTTACCTTTAATTGCACATAGTATATCAAAAACTAATATAGATATAAAACAATTTATAAAATCAGTAAATATAAATTTAAAACTTATTTCTTATACTGCATATGATAATAAACTTAAGCCCCCTTATTATCAACAATATGCGCTTATACCATATAATAATGACAAAAAATAATAATTATAATAAACTTGAATATGTACTAAATGACAGTACATTAGAAGTAACAGTAAAAAATCTAACTCATACATATTCTATGTTGTCTTCAGAATTTAATAAATTATTTGAAAAATATGAAGGCATTACAGAAATTAAATTTAATGGCAAATTGATTTTATATTTGGATGAATATTTGATATGTCCTAAGAAGTTAAATATAAATTTTGAAAAAACATTAGAAATAATTTCATGGATACATGAATCTAATTGTAAAATATATAATTTAAATATCACGTCAAATACCTTAAAATTTCATTCTAAAATACAGTTTATAAATTGTGTTATAAATAGTAAGAAATTAGTAATTAACAAATAAATATTTTCATTTTCATATAAATAAATAATTAAATAATGTTTAATTATTATATAAATGGTTCCAATTATAGATAAAGATACAATAAAATATATAACTACATCTATTACACCTGAAGAAACTGAATATGTTGCAGGCGTTTCTAATGTATATGATGCAGTTTCAAATAGCTCAGTTATATCAGATGAAAATTCAGATGATGTACTTTATATTGTAAAGTTACATGCTTTCAAATATAAATTTGATATGTTAATAAAGACTGAAAAAAATCAAGTTTATCGTAAGCATATACAAGATTTATATTTTGCATTAGGATATTATATTGATAATGCTACTGAATATGTACAATCTATCATAGGTCAATTAACTAATGATATGTTTAAGAAATTAAACTTACCTATTAGTGATAATCCTTTAGAAGTTGTTAATGAATTAAAGCAATGTGTTAATAACTTTGTAGACTACCATAAAGATGATGTAGAATATAAAGGAATGGAATTAATGAATATTGATATTATAAAGACTATTCATACAGCAATCTATAATTTTAGACTTTCTAAGTAAAAAATTAAATTATGGCATTAGTACCGAACATACCAAATAATAGACCATTATTTTAGCCTTCTCATATCGTTACTCAGCATGTTGGAAATATGTCGGGCTTTAATTATTCTATATTACCATTATAGTTTAATTTATAGAGAGGAACACGTTATAAGAAATCTAATAGATTTACAAAATGTAGTTGTAAAGTATATCCAGGCGAAGAAGTATATGGTATATGTCCATATGATAATAAAAAACATACTGGTAGAATTATAAGGTTATATTATGATCCTACTATAGATGCAGGTAAAGAACCAAAAGTTATATATGCATATGTACAAGATAAAATAGATAATGAAATAATACCATTAAAAATAGACAGTGTGCATAAAATAACGTATAATAATTATAATTTAAGAGAAACTTTTGATTTTAATAAAAATTTACATAAAATTTAAATAGATATGGCACAAATTTCATCATATGTAGATCCAGACTTGGGTCAAGCACTAATTAATAATATAGAGGTTGAAGTAGATAATAATATTTCTCCTGATGCACCAACCCATGAGGAAGAAACTGAAATTTTAAAGGATATTGCAGAAGCAACACCAGATGCTGATACAGTAGCAGAAATTACACAAAAGGAGGAAGACATTGTAAATGAAGCATCTGTAGCCGAGGCTGAACAACCTAAGGTTTTTAGTACAATGAATAACAAGAAAAATAAGAAGAACAAGAAATAATTTTTTTGCATAATAGATAATTTATTAAAGTTGAGTGAAGAAAAGGGAGTAAAAAAATATTCACTTTTTTTTTTT